TATTGGCATTATGTGCATTTGCCTTGAGCGCATGCTCTATAGGTAAGAAATGTACTTATACACAGGAAGGAACTAAACTTTCATCTTATGTATGGTTTTATAAAGATAAGCCGGTAGATTTAGACAAAGGGAATTGTAACTAATAATGCCCTTTAAGTCTGAAAAACAAAGACGGTATCTTTGGAAAAACGAACCCAAGGTTGCTAAAGAATGGACAAAAACGTACGGCAGTAAAGTAGGAAAGAAGAAAAAAACGAAGAAAAGGAGGAAGAAGTAATGGAAGACCTCGAATTAGTACAAAAATTAAGACGTATTATTAAAATGCGTCATGACGATGTTGTTGCTGCTATGGTTTCAGGTAGTGTTGACAATATGGAAAAATATCAATATATGTTAGGACAAATACGAACGTATTTGTATATGAGTCAGGAGATATCCAGCCTGCTAGAAAAAAAGGAGCAAAAAGATGACGGAACAGTTATCAGTATCAAAGGGAAAGCCAAAGATTGAGTTACCCAATAAAAAATTAGTAGGTGTACAACCTACTGAAAAGCCTAAAAAAGATTTAACTTCCGAAACAGCTAAATTGCCCACTCCAACGGGTTGGAGAATTTTAGTTTTACCTTTCAAAATGAAAGAGAAAACTAAAGGAGGAATTATTATAACTGACGACGTGGTAGAACGTGCGCAAGTGGCATCGACTTGTGGATTAGTTTTAGCATTAGGACCGGATTGTTATAGAGATAAGGAAAGATATCCTAAAGGACCTTGGTGTAAAAAAGGTAGTTGGATTATTTTCGCTAGATATGCCGGATCTAGAATTAAAATAGATGGGGGTGAAGTTAGACTTCTGAATGATGATGAAGTTCTAGCGACCGTGGAAAACCCCGAAGACATTTTCCACGATTTATAAACATAGGGAGGAACTATGCCAGACGAAGAAAAAGTAAAACAAGAAGATCTAATTGATGTAGGCGAAACAGAAGGTGCCGAAATTGAACTAGATAAAAAAGCTGAAGGAGGAGAAGTAAAAGATGAAAAACCTACTCAAGACAGTGATAAGTCCGATGACACATCTGAGAAACTGGATGAGTCAGTGGATGTTCGAGATAGCAAGGACGATAAGGAATCAGAGAAAAAGGAAGAAGTAAAAGAAGAACAAAAGAAAGAAATGGATGAGTACAGCGAAGGCGTTAAAAAACGTATCGCTAAGTTAACAAGAAAAATGCGTGAAGCAGAAAGACAGCGGGAAGAAGCTGTTACTTATGCTCAACGTGTTATGCATGAGAGGGATAGCCTAGCTCAACAAAGTGTTAGTTTAGATAAAAACTACACTTCTGAAATGGAAGGAAGAATAACATCTTCTCTTGCAGCTGCTCAAGCTAAATTATCTGCTTCACGTGAAGCAGATGATAAAAAAGCTGAAGTAGAGGCTTTAACAGCCATTTCTCAGTTAGGATATGAACAGGCACGACTTGCAGAACTAAAAAGCAGACAAAAATTGGAAGAAACTGCTAAAGAAGATGCAAGAAAACAAGGGCCTGCAGCTCAATATCCTACTCAATCAACTCCGCCTGTGGATTCTAAAGCAGAAGACTGGGCAGAGAAAAACGAGTGGTTTGGTAAAGATAATGCTATGACGTACACAGCATTTGACTTACACAGGAAACTTACCGAAGAAGAAGGATTTGATCCAAAATCAGATTCATACTATGAGGAAATAAATAAAAGAATAAGACTTGAATTTCCCCACAAATTTGGTAATACTACAGACAGACCGGTTAGTAAACCTACACAAAACGTTGCCTCTGCAACGCGTAGTTCAAAGACTGGCCGCACAACTGTAAAACTCACACCGTCACAGGTAGCAATTGCTAAAAAGTTACGGGTGCCACTAGAAGAGTATGCAAGACAATTAAAACTCACGAAGGAGGAATAGCATATGAATAAGACAACAAATAAATCTTCCCGTGCGGGCCAAACTAGAGAAAAAACAAAACGTAAAGTAGTTTGGACTCCACCATCGTACTTAGATACACCCAACGCGCCAACTGGATTCAGACACAGATGGGTCAGGGCAGAAATCTTAGGGTACGTCGACACGAAAAACATACAAGGACGCTTAAGAACCGGGTATGAATTAGTAAGAGCCGACGAATATCCAAAAGATGACTACCCAGCAATTCCAGACGGTAAGTATGCAGGGGTGATCGGGCACGGAGGCCTTGTGCTAACAAGGGTACCGGAAGAGATCGCGCAAGCAAGAGCTGATTATTTTTCTAAATTAGGAAGAGATCAGATCGAGGCAGTTGATAACGATTTACTGAAGGAACAGCACCCGAGCATGCCTATCAGTTATGATAGTCGCTCTAGCAAATCTTTCGGTGGTAAGTAAGAGTTTTTTAACAAATACTAATCAACGAATTTATATTAACCGTCACTGGAGGTCCTTCGGGACAGGTGACATACGGAGGAAACAAAAATGGCTAATCAAGATGCCGCTTTCGGTCTTAGACCGTTAAGAACGGTTGGACAGCAAGATGATTCCACTGGAATGAGTTCACATTGGATAGACGCTGCCGATGCAAGTGCAATGTATCAAGGAAGTTTGGTTAAATGCCCTGCTTCAAGTACTGGATACATTGATATTTCTGCAGCCGGTGATGTATTAAATGTGGGTGCACTCTGGGGTGTTTTCTACAATGATCCAACTACATTGAAACCTACGTTCAAAAATTACTATCCTGGAAGCATAACGCCTCCTGGAGGTAAAGATATCGAGGCTTTTGTTTATGATAGCCCTTACCAGATGTTTGAAGTTCAATCAGCTGCGTCAGGTGCTTCAGCACAAGCTGACATTTTCATGTGTTGCGATATCGCTTCTAATGCGGGTAGTACAACGAACGGAGTTTCATCGCTTGAATCTGCAGATTCATTTTCTGCACAAGCGCAACTCAAAGTTATTGGAGTTTCTAGAGATCCAGAAAATGACGAAATCGGAGCAGCTAATGTAAATTGGCGTGTAATGGTGAACGAGCATTTATTTGGTTCTGGAAGCGCCGGAGGAGCATAGAACATGGCAATATCACGACAACAACTCGTAAAAGAGCTGGAGCCTGGTTTAAACGCCTTGTTCGGCTTAGAGTACAAACGATACGACCAGGAGCATAAAGAAATTTATGTGACTGAATCATCTGACAGAGCTTTTGAAGAAGAAGTAATGTTATCTGGCTTTGCTAATGCATATGTCAAACCTGAGGGTACGGCTGTTGCATATGACAACGCACAAGAAACATTTACTGCAAGATACACTAACGAAACAGTGGCTCTTGCATTCGCTTTGACTGAAGAAGCAATGGAAGACAACCTGTATGACAGACTTTCGTCTCGTTATACAAAAGCGCTAGCGAGATCGATGGCAAATGCTAAACAGATCAAAGCTGCTACACCACTTAATCAAGGGTTACCTACTACAGATAACTATGATTCTGGGGATGCAGTTTCTTTGTTCAATACAGCACACCCAACTATCGCTGGTACTTTCTCAAACACGCTAAGTACACAGGCAGACCTTAACGAAACATCGTTAGAGCAAGCAATGATTGACATTGCAGCACTAACTGATGAAAGAGGTCTTAAAATCGCAGCTAGAGGAATGAAAATGATCGTTCCTTCTGAAAACCAATTCAATGCTGAGAGATTGTTAAAATCTCAAGGTAGAGTTGGTACAGCTGATAATGATATCAATGCTCTTAAGAACATGGGAATGATCCCTGAAGGATACAGAGTAAATCACTATCTAACAGATACTGATTCTTGGTACATTAACACTGACGTGCCTAATGGTATGAAGTACTTTGAAAGATTACCTATCCAAACTAAAATGGAAGGCGATTTCTCAACAGGAAACGTAAGATACAAAGCTAGAGAAAGATACTCATTTGGAGTATCCGACCCTAGAGGTATCTACGGTGTTGAAGGTGCTTAATAACTAACAAAACTAAGGGGCCGCCTTAAAACGGCCCCTTTTTTATTTATAAGGGTGAATATGAAAAATTTCCTAGTCAACATTTGGGCTTATGATTATCACGCTAAATTTGAAGTTTTAGCGGAAGATAATGCTGAATCTATTGAACAAGCAGTGCTTGACAAAGTGGGAGAAAAAAGTGTAAAATGGGAATCAACGGGAATGTTTAAAGAACCCCGGAGAATAACCTATGAGGAGGTTAGTCATGACCGAAGACCTGTACAAACAAAAGAAGTCCTTGGAATTAGGCTGGCAGTATGAGTATAATCAATACGGAAAATATACTCTTAATATGGTCGAAATTGATGAGAAGATTAAAAGTATCATCACTCAGATCAAAGCTGAAGAGTTTAAAATTGCTGATAGAGAAAGTAAAATTAGAGAATCAGCTGCTCAAGTTTCTGTGGCAACTTAGATAAACGCCACATCGCTGAAATCGTACTTTTATGCAAGGATCTCTTGCACTCTTTTAAAAATTATCATATATATAAATTACTATACAATTATTAATTGGATATAGACGCGTATAGTCGACGGCCTAGAGACTATATCTAAATTAACTAGGAGGATTATAATTATGGCAAAAACAAACTTTTCGGGACCTATTACAACAGGACCGATACAAGTCAATACGGGTACTACTATCGGAACAAATGTTAGAGACGCTGCATTTATTCTTAACAAAATGTCGTTCCCATTAGATTACACAAACTTTGTGATAGCTGATGATGACAACAGATTAGCAACAGCTGCTGACAATGGAACTGGTACAACTACTATTACATTTGTTAGTTCAACCGTGACAGCAAACGTTTCCGGTCTTACAGCCGTAGGCGGTATGCAAGCTGCTTGTCAGCTTTCATGTCACTCAGCAGGAGATGATTCAGGTAAAACTTGGGCAATTACTGGAACTGATGTTCTAGGAAATGCACAGACTGAAACACTTACTGGAGGAAACGCTGGTGCGGTTCTTTCTGCTAAAAACTATGAGACAGTGACATCAATGGTATTAAGTTCAGCAAGTGCTGGTGCTTGTAAAATTGGTGTGGATGAATCAGGATTAATTTCTTGGTCATGCAGATCATTGTTCAACGAAAATCCATTATCTCAAACATCTACTACAGTTGATAAAAACTTAGCAAACAACATTGTGATTCCAGCATGGTCTAGAATTACAAATATCAATTGGATTGTAAACACAGCTTTTGATACAGCTGGCTTTGATGTTCAAATTGGTGCCAACGTTGCTCAAGCAGCTGGCGCTACTTTAAACAGTTTGGATACGGATTACTTTGCAGGCGGAACTGACAATGATGTTGCAGGTATTGCGAGTCATCATATTCCACTTGTTATGGAACAGACGGCAGCTCAAATGACAAATTGTTTGAATGTTTCTGATGACGATGCATCTGGTTACGAAATAGACAAAGTTGTTGTTTTTACTGCTGCAACTGACGATACTTTAACTGCCGGTAGCGGTGTGATAAGTGTTGAATGGTTACAAAAAATAAACGCAACTAACTAATAAATTTGTTCTAAGCTCCTTCGGGAGCTTAGACGATTAGGAGAAAATTATGGGAAATGTATCACACGTAAAGGCGAAGACTTTTACAGCGGTGTCGGCTGACACAACAGCTATTTGTGCCAATCAAACCAATAGTGGTTCAGGAAGTATGACTCTAACAGACACTGGCGCTGCTGGTGTTCTAGTACCAGGAAATCTAGGTACAACTGTAACTATTATTTCTACGACAGGGACAACAAATGCAGGAATTACTTTTGATGTAACTGGAATGGATATTAATGGTGATAGCGCAAGTCAAACAGCAATTACAGGACCAGCTGGAAGTGCAACGGTTACAACGACTCAAGTTTTTGTTTCAGTAACAAGTATAACTCACTCAGGAACTTGTACAGATGTGTCTTGTGGAATCACTGCCACTACAACTGGAACAGGTGTAGTTTTTGCAGGAAGAACTAGAATTAGAGGAATGCATATTGTTCCCTCCAGTGCAGAAGGAATAATTGATTTTAAAAACGGCTCTTCAAGCGGAACTAAGGTACTAGAGATGGGAGTATATACAGATCAAACACCGGTAGATCCTTATATTCCTGATAATGGAGTACTATTTAAAGATGGTGCTATGGTTAATATCGGAGCAACTGATCTAGCAGATAATATAACAGTATTCTACGACGGTTAATAAGGAAACTGTATGGCTAACACAACATCCGGGACAGCAACGTTCGGGAAAACGTTTGCAATTGATGACATAATTGAAGAAGCTTTCGAAAGATGTGGTATTAGAGGAGTCGCTGGTTACCAGTTAAAAACTGCCAGACGCTCTTTAAATATTATGTTTCAAGAGTGGGCGAACAGAGGTATTCATCTCTGGGAAATCGCCGATGGTTACTTAACTCTTGTCGCTTCTACCAATCAATACATTGGCTATCGTTCAGTCGCCGATGGAACTTCAACTTTATTAAATAGTGCAGGTGCCGCTTTATATGGTACGGATGATATTTTTGAAGCATCTTATAGAAGTAGCGCAGGTACAACAAGTCAATCCGACAGTCCTTTAACAAAAATTTCAAGATCAACTTATTCTGCTTTATCAAATAAATTAGCTGTAGGACAACCTTCGCAATACTGGGTTCAAAGATTTATAGATAGAGTTACAGTTACTTTATACACAACTCCAAGTTCAAGTCAGGCTGGAGATCAAGTTCAATTTTATTACATGAAAAGAATCGAAGATGCAGGTGCTTATACTAATGCAGCTGATGTTCCTTATTATTATATTCCATGTATGTGTGCAGGGTTAGCTTATTATGTAAGTATGAAATACTCACCAGACAGAACACAAAATTTAAAATTACTTTATGAAGATGAATTACTAAGAGCGGAGGCAGCAGATGGTTCGGAAGCGAGTACTTTTATTACTCCGAAAACATATTATCCATCCAGCGCATAGTTATGGCGAGATTTGCACAAGGAAAATTTGCATTAGCAGTTTCAGACATTAGTGG